TTACATTTATGCTTAACCCACCCGATGGCATGCAGCTTAAGCTCCGGATACATGGCGTTAACTTCTGGCATTTTCATCAACGCTTCAACGATATGTCCGTCGAATGTTGCCATGTCTTCCTGCAACAATTCCTGTGCGCTAATCACCATATCAACGGTGATGTTTTCACATGTGTCGAACTTAACCATGACAGCGTTCTGTACTTCAGGGGCCAGCTTGTCAAAAGTGACGTTCATCGGATCGGATTCAGTCTCAACCGGGACAAAAGAAGCAGACTCCTCATCCCAGCGGTTTTCCTGCATATATTCAGCATCCCATGAATCGAGGGCAGGGCGGGGTATGCCAGGTTTATCCTCGCAGACAATAAATTTATAAGCGCAGTCCTGAGCAGCCGGATAATGTTCCAGGAACTGCCAGTGAAATTTTGCTCGAGCACGGCGTTCGTCGCCAGCTTCAATGGCTGTGGCTACAGCCACAGCGCCTTCTTCCCTTGTTGCCAGTTCGTCAGGAATAGCGGCGCAAATAAAGACTTTACTCATTTTGTTTTAACCTCATGACAGATTTAAGGATGAATAAATCCCTGCCATTGCTGGCATTTTTAATCCGTTGGTATGGCGTTAATATGGCTGGAGGTTTATCCAGCCGGCGTTTCGTTATTCAGGTACAGCAATACTTTTTTTAACGGGAGGCATTCACCGGGGATTTTTTGTTCGTCCCTTACCTGAATGCAGGATGACTTACTGTCATAAATTCCGGTAATCACATTTTGTGGCTCACCCGTTATAAGAAAAACGGTCATCACCAGTGCAAACGCTGAAGTCACTGCTGTTCTCCGATAATACCAAGTTCAAGAAGGGCAATTCTGGAAAGTATGGAATTATCATTGAGAAGATAAGGTTCATATTTTCTCATCTTAATGGCATCTTCAGTAAACTCCCGGTTACTGAGCAGAACACCAATATCAAAACAACCTTCAGACGTATTAACGTTTGGTAATAACGTTTCCATTATCGCGTCCTCAACAATGAATTTTGTGATGCAGTGCCTGGTGCCTCCAGGTGACGTTAACCAGTTAACAATTAACGCCGGATACAGAGAATCCACCCATAACACTGTTTTTGGTTTTAACTGTTCCGCGTGCGCATAGCCGCATTCACCGCATCACAAAATTCACTTTAAAAAGGGCGGCAGAGCAGCCACGGAGTAAAACTGATACCGCCAAACGTCACCAGAAAATTGATAACAGAGGGCGTTGCAGCGGGGTTGTCACTTAAGCGTATGGTCAACCTGACAACCCGGTGTCCTCAACGGGGAAGAAATAACCCCGCCATACTTACCGCCGCGCCATTTCGCGGAGTGCCACAACCGGAAGCGCACGGTCGACGAAAATTTAACGACAGGCTATCTATGAACCAGCAACCTCGCCGTGCGCTTTCGCGTTATGCTCTGACTTTTCAGAGAAATATCCTTTCAGTAAACTGTCAGTGCCGGATGTTCACCCGTGTCCGGCGCACGCACTCCACTTTACCCGTGGAGAACTCCTTAATTACCAACCTTAGCTTCGTTGGTTAGCTATTAACGCGGGTATGTAATCATGCTGGCAATGCTTAATGCCGCTGCTTTTTCCAGATTGGTGATATCCTGCTCCAGAGCGGACAGATTTTCAGCCTGCTTAGCCCTGGCTTCATTGGCCCATTTCAGATCCTGCGCTGCATTAATTTTCTGGTGCATCCACTCATAAAGTTCATCATCGGTATAGTCTGGCGCGATGATGACGGGTTCTCGTTTCTGCATACTGATTCCTCGCGGTGCTGTTTTCGCTTATCAGCCGTTAGATTTTGCCGAGCTGGAAAGCGCCTGTTTAAATTCGCTGAAGCTGAGAGCTTCTTCGCCTTCGGCAAGGCCTTCGAAGTATTCTTCGTAAGCCTTTTCCATGATTGTGTCGAAATCCATATCACCCACCTGAATTTCTTTCCAGCCAGCGACGCGCTCCAGATTCGGTTTTAAACGTTTTGCTTTTGGTATACGTCATCGCGGTGAACGTACCGTCCTGGTTGGGGAACACGCCACATACCAGAGATTCGCTGTTGCCAAGATCGATAGTATCCATGCTGACCTCATTTCCCCTTAACGCCGGGGTAGCGGAACAAAAACCTGCTGCATAGTTATTAAAGTTGAACCCTGCCGTCATGTTCTTACGCCTCGGGCTGGCTACTTAACCCCTGACCACTGCCTGGTAACTCGAGGTATTGCCCTGTATTGTGTGGGACGGGATGGGTTGGTATGGGAAAACTATAGGAAATGCCTAATTACTTGTCAATAGGCTATGCCTAATAATTTGGGCGCGACCTAATAGGTGATGGTTTGTGGGAGAGGTAGTAGGAGTTAACTAACGGGAACTAGGAATTTCCCGTCGGACCATATAAGTTTAAGTTCCTGTCTTGGTGATGTTCTGGCTTTTCCGTTTTGATTCTTGATTTTTCAGATAGTTAGCTACCTTCATTTCCATTGCGGCAATGTAGGCGCGAACGTCATGATCAACCCAACTAGGCTCCGTAGCATTTCCAGATAAGAGGAAAGCCACAATTGCTCTTTTTTCATCAGAGGCGGCTTGATAAAGGCTGTTTATGTCTAAAAGTTCACTTTTTGTATCTGAAGTGGATGGGGTTGGTATGGGGTATTCGTTAAGCCCCCAATGCTCTGGACCAACCACATCAGAAAAGAAACGCCATAGTTCTGGAAGTTTGTCTTTACTTATCGAACCTTTCTTAATCCAGTCATGGATTGATGGTGGTTGGACTTTGAAATGACGTGCGATTTCCGCCTTTGATTTGACGGCTCCTGATGCAATTTTTTTGTTAATGGCCTGCTCTATCGCTCGGCCTAAGTCTTTACCACTAAGCATTGCTTAATAGTCTCCTATGCGCATCGCGTTAGGCAATCCCTACTCTCGATGTGTTAGGCATAGCCTATTGACAATTGTATTAGGCTAAGCCTAATATTGTTGCGTGTTTTTTGGAGTTCATTCGATGAAAAAAGATAACTATTCATTCAAACGAGCTTGTGCTGTTGTCGGTGGGCAATCAGCAATGGCTAGGCTTTTAGGTGTATCTCCTCCAAGCGTAAATCAATGGATCAAAGGTGTACGTCAGTTGCCTGCTGAGAGATGTCCTGCGATTGAACGAGCAACAAAAGGTGGTGTCCTGTGTGAAGAACTTCGTCCTGATGTTGATTGGACATACTTACGACGCTCGTCATGTTATTCGCAGAATATGTCGATGAAGCAACCAAATGACGAAAACGATCATACCCGAAGCATCAAGAGGCAAATGATTCATGAAAATCAAACATGAGCACATCCGCATGGCGATGAATGCCTGGGCATACCCTGATGGTGAGAAAGTTCCTGCAGCTGAAATAGCCCGGACTTATTTCGAACTGGGGATGACGTTCCCTGAACTGTACGACGACAGCCATCCGGAAGCCCTGGCCCGTAATACACAGAAAATTTTCCGTTGGCTGGATAAAGACACCCCTGATGCTGTTGAAAAAATTCAGGCTCTGTTACCGGCGATCGAAAAGGCAATGCCGCCTCTGCTGGTGGCCCGTATGCGCAGTCACAGCTCTGAGTATTACCGGGAGATTGTCGAACGGCGGGATCGGCTGGTGAAGGATGTCGACGATTTTGTTGCGTCAGCGGTTGTTTTGTATGACCAGATGAATCGCGGCGGCCCGGCAGGGAATGCTGTGGTGATGCACTAAAAGCACGGTGTTCGGGGGTTTTATGAGCAGCAAGCTTCATGGTCTTGTCTGGGAAGGGTGCGCCTTCACCGGCATGATCTTATCCAGGGTGGCGGTTATGGCCCGTCTTGCAGACTACAGCAATGACGAGGGTGTGTCATGGCCTGCCATTGAAACTATCCGGCGTCAGATCGGTGCAAGAAGTGAATCCACAGTGAAATCGGCTATTGCAGAACTGGCGAAAGAGGGCTGGCTGACGAAGGAAGAGCGTAAGGTCGGTGGGCGTAATGTAAGCAATATCTATCGGCTTAATGTGGAAAAACTCGAAGCAGCAGCTGCGGCGGCGCGTGAGTCATATAAACCGAAAAGAAAAATTAGCCCGGCAAAAAATGACCAGTTAACAGTTGACCCGTCAAATATTGCCCCCTCAACGGTTGACCCGTCAAATTTTGATGGATCAACTGTTGATAAAAAACTGCCGATTAGGGGGGCGATGATTGACCCCGATCCGTCAGTATTAAAACCTGATCCGTCAGATAAAAGATCTTCTTGTCCGGACGCTTCGCAACCGGACCCGCAGACGGCTGAACAGGATTTTTTAACCCGACACCCTGACGCGGTTGTGTTCAGTGCGAAAAAACGCCAGTGGGGAAGTCAGGAAGATTTGGTGTGCGCACAGTGGATCTGGGGACGAATCGTGAGTCTTTACGAGCAGGCGGCCAGCTATGATGGCGAGATCACTAGACCGAAAGAACCCAACTGGACAGCATGGGCCAATGACGTTCGCACAATGCGGATGCTGGATGGCAGAACTCACAGACAAATTTGTGAAATGTTTGGGCGTCTCCAGCGGGATTCGTTCTGGGTAAAAAACATCATGAGTCCGGCAAAACTCCGGGAAAAATGGGATGAACTGGTTATCCGCCTGGGGCGTTCGCCTGCGCAGCGTTGCGTGAATCACATTTCTGAACCGGACACTGAAATTCCGCCGGGCTTCAGGGGGTAAGTGTTAATTTCTGGTCATGAGGTAACTTTCAGGAGGGCTTGTGGCAAAAGTTTTTACACAAGAAGAGCGGGAAAAAATTAAAGGGCAGGTTGTTGAACTCGTACGCCAGAGTGGGCGCGAGACGTTACGACAACTGGAAACTAAAACTGGGGCAACAAGATATCTGATGAGCGTTCTGGCCAGAGAGCTGGTTGCCAGTGGCGATGTATACAATTCTGGCTACGGGTTATTCCCGTCTGAACAGGCTCGTAAAGACTGGCAAAATGCCCGCAAAAAACTCTCAAGGGCAAAGCTGAAGAAACCATCTGCGGTTGATCCGGACCTTATCTGGTCATTACCAGATGGCGAAATACGCCGCTACGACAGGCGTCTGAACATAATCTGTCTCGAGTGCCGGAAGAGCGAAGTTATGCAGCGCGTACTGGCGTTTTATCAGGGGAATTTTGAGGAGGTGGTGCGGTGAGTGAATCAAAATGCCAGGTTAATGGCAACAAGATAGAACCATGTGCAGCACTGGCAAAGTCCCTTGAGCATGATGCTGAATACACGATGCGAAAAGGTCTGCTGATATACAAAATCTGGAATGAGAGTTTAACTCGCGGTCCTGATTTTGTGATGTTGCGTTCCGGTGAATTTTCTAAATTACCAGTTCGGGTTTCATTTTGTCCGTTCTGTGGTGAAAGTCTGAAAACGTGGGAGAACAGAAATGAATGAAATTAAAGAAATACCAGTAGTACGTGATGAATATGGCTGCTGGACGCATCCTGAATATGAAAAATTCTGTGACGGTCGGGAATATATTTCAACGGAAGAGTTTAACGCCTGGATGGAGGAAAATAATCTTCAATACGTCCTCTGCTTCAGAGATGAAGGATGTGCTGACCTTGATGCGTGTGATGCTGATATTTCTGCATGGGAACCGGAACGACCAGAGGGCAATGGATGGTTTATTGGTTCAATACATGACACCGAAGATGGCCCGGTTTGTGTATGGCTGAGAAATAAGGCCGAAGCATAAAGGCTATAAACCGACTAACAACTAAATACTGAAGATTTAAATCAGAAACGATTTTTATTAAATCCTTAACCGGAGGGATTCTGCACCCTCAGAACATCAGGAGGCCGTCTGAAAGGGCGGAACAGATAATGCTTACGTTGAAACATTTTATCGACATACCAACATGGTTAGCCGTCATTGCTTTTGTTAAAATACACATCCACTTTTCTGTGCAATGTTTAACCACTGGTCATATCAAATGGCATTCATGCGAACCATGATATAGAATCATGGCTTGAGAGAGTCGATGAAAGCGCAACTATGGTATGAGAGACATTGATGTAAGAAAGGCTGTGCATGCCAAGATTCTGAGAGATCATCATAAAGATCCTGACACCCTAATCATTGATGAGTTTACGATGAATCTAGGGGCTAGCAGAGCTGATATAGCAGTGATCAATGGGCTTATACATGGTTATGAGTTGAAGAGCAAGAGTGATAACTTGCTCAGATTACCAGCGCAGGTGCAACATTACTCATCAGTGATGGATAAAGTAACTTTGGTTGTCTCTGATTGCCATCTTTATGATGCTTTAAGCATAGTTCCATCATGGTGGGGGATAAAGCAAGTTACGCAAGGTGCACGGCAAGGTATCCATTTAAAAACAATTCGAACTAGCAAGTTGAATCCACAAGTGGACAAACTTTCCTTAACAATGCTTCTTTGGAAAGATGAATTGCTTTCCCTATTAAGTGATGTAGGGGAGCTACAGAATTTGAAAAATAAACCTAAACGCGTCTTATGGTCAAAACTCGCCAATAGTATGGATGTTGGCGAGCTTCGTGAAGCTGTTCGAGTTAAACTTAAAGCCCGTAAAGAGTGGCGAGTTGCTCAACAACCTTAGTTATGTGATGGTTTTGCCCAATCCTACGCCATACCTCTGGGCTACCAAATTTATAGTTACCAGAGGGATTGGCTTTGTAGGCTTGATACTCGTTTGCATAATATTCTATGTCTCTATCTCCCGCACAGAATGTAGGCCCTGAATATTCTCGATGAGCAAGAATATCCTCACTATGTTTACCATATTGTTCATAACCAAAGCGATTAGCTACTCTTCCTCGAAATACCCAAAAGTCATTATCTCCAGAGTATCTGACGCTGGCAGATACGCTAGGGAATCGCGTCGAAAGCCTATTAAAGTCGGGGTGCTGTACTCCATAATCACTATAAATCACATTTCTGGCAAGTTCTTTTCTATTCATTAAACTCTGCCATAAAATCCACTCGATTCGAGGTTGAGAATATAGACCAACAGAAATATCACTGAGATCTGTAGGAAATGAACCCCCAGAAAGAATCACTTTTCTGTATTCATTGAGGTGCGCCAGATTGTTTATCAATCCCATTGCCAAAGTATATAGTTCGCCGGAATTAATTTTATCCTCGGTTAACTCATCTCTTAAGTCAATAATTATATCAATATTTGATAAAGGAATTCCCAGATGATTAATGTAATGCGTTATTAATTGTGGGTTAACCAGATCTAACGTGGTTAATCTCAAGCATATTTCATTCTGCATTAATTCATCAATCGCTCTTTTATAGTTAGATGGGCGAGTTGGTGAACTGACAGGAATAACTCTTATCCCCATATCTCTAACTTGATTAACCGCATTTATTATAGGGTAATGATCTTCAGGAGAAATAAAATGCTCTTCAATTAATAATCCATCAATATAAACACCTTGCATATCTGAGCAAGATTTTGAGACTTTCTTTCCGAACTCTATAAGAGTCTCGTTATAACTCTTTAAGGCAATACCTGAATCAGGGTCAATTGGCACTGGTTCAATTTCGAGTAATGGCAAAATTTTTGATTTCTTTTCAATGGATAGCTGCGATAAAGCTGATAACTCAGAACGTTTCGCTTTCAGAATAGGAATATATGAAATTGTCATGTTAATACCTTATACAGAATCAATTAACAATTAATGGTTCTTCGGACATTGAAATTTATATCGCAAAAATTGGCAAACTCTCCTCGACTACTCACTTGTGGGTATCCTGGCGTAAAAGGAATGACTTGGCAATACCCGGTGTGATCATAAGTCATTGAAAATGATCATTTTTATCAGTCTTTCTTCCATGATGAATGCTAATGCCATTTGATTTGTTGAGGTGAAAACTGTTAAAAATCAAAACGATGTAATTGAAATGAACGTTCGGTAGCATTCACGCTTTAAATGTTTCTTTTGTGCTGATTGGATGAATTTGGGTCACTTATGATGAGAGATGTTGCAGGAAAAGAAGTTGGCATTGATCTATTGGATAGTTAGAATTGCTGCGGGTGCTTGAGGCTATCTGCCTCAGGTATGAACACCAAAAGGCAGATAGAGAAAAGCCCCAGTTAACATTACGCGTCCGGCAAGACGCTTAACATTAATCTGAGGCCAATTTCATGCTTTGCACATGTAGGTTAGCCTCTTACGTGCCGAAAGGCAAGGAGAAGCAGGCTATGAAGCAGCAAAAGGCGATGTTAATCGCCCTGATCGTCATCTGTTTAACCGTCATAGTGACGGCACTGGTAACGAGGAAAGACCTCTGCGAGGTACGAATCCGAACCGGCCAGACGGAGGTCGCTGTCTTCACAGCTTACGAACCTGAGGAGTAAGAGACCAGGCGAGGGAGAAATCCCTCGCCACCTCTGATGAGTCAGGCATCCTCAACGCACCCGCACTTAACCCGCTTCGGCGGGTTTTGTTTTTTCCTGGCATTCTGGTTTACAATTCGCACGTCAGCCTGAACACCTGACACCTGCTGCGCCAGCAGAGAAAACAGATGGTGCACAAAACCAAATTTCACAATTCTGATACCGACCTTGCCATCCGGCATGGGCGGCGTTCACACGCATTTAAAACCGACTGGTACCAACACCCATCATGTACTGAAGAACAGGCCGAATGGCTAATTCATAACTACCGCAGACGCGGATACGAGATTAAGAAAGCCCTCAGCCTCGATTATCGTCACTGGATAATCTATGTCAGGCTCCCTTATTCCGAACGCTCACCGCGCCCATCCCGCACATACCAGCAACGGATCTGGAGGTAACGTGCGGATATTACTTCGACCTGTTCTGGTACCGGAACTCGGGCTGGTGGTCCTTAGGCCGGGCCGTGAATCCATGCAAGTATTTCATAACCCTCGAGTGCTGGTGGAGCCTGAACCGAAAAGCATGCGCGGTCTGCCGTCCGGAGTCGTCCCTGCCGTTCGCCAGCCGCTGGCGGAGGATAAATCATTTCTGCCATTTTTCAGCGATGAGCGGGTGATTCGTGCTGCTGGCGGCGCTGGGGCACTGTCTGACTGGCTGTTGCGTCATGTCAAATCCTGCCAGTGGCCTCATGGTGACTATCATCACAGTGAAATCGTCATACATCGTTACGGTACCGGCGCGATGGTGTTGTGCTGGCACTGCGACAACCAGTTGCGTGACCAGACATCCGAATCACTCGGGCAACTTGCTCATCAAAACCTGTCAGCATGGATGATTGACGTCATACGCCATGCAATGAATGGCACGCAGGAGCGGGAATTGTCGCTGGCTGAATTATCCTGGTGGGCGGTCTGCAATCAGGTGGCGGACGCGCTTCCGGAGGCAGTATTACGTCGTTCTCTGGGGTTACGTGCGGAAAAAATCCGCTCCTTGTACCGCGAAAGCGACATCGTACCGGGAGAGCAGACCGCCATCAGCATACTGAAACAGCGCACAAAAAATCTTGCGCCGCTGCCTCACGCCCACCAGCAACAGAACCCACCACAGGAAAAGACGGTGGTCAGCATTGCCGTTGATCCTGAGTCTCCGGAATCTTTCATGAAACGACCTAAACGTCGCCGCTGGGTTAACGAGAAATACACACGCTGGGTGAAGACTCAGCCGTGTGCGTGTTGTGGTAAGCCAGCCGACGATCCCCATCACCTGATTGGTCATGGTCAGGGCGGAATGGGGACAAAATCTCACGATATTTTCACGCTACCGCTGTGTCGGGAGCATCACAACGAGCTTCATGCGGATCCGCTGGCGTTCGAAGAAAAGCATGGTTCTCAGGTTGATTTAATTTTTCGTTTTCTTGATCACGCCTTTGCAACTGGCGTGCTTGGGTAAAAGAGGTGACTGATGCTCATAGATTTGGTTTTACCTTACCCGCCGACGGTGAACACTTACTGGCGACGCCGTGGCAGCACATATTTTATCTCGGAGGAGGGAAAGCGTTATCGCCGGGCTGTGGCGCTTATTGTTCGCCAGCAGCGGCTGAAATTAAGCCTGTCCGGAAGGCTGGCGATAAAGATTATTGCAGAGCCACCGGATAAGCGCCGTCGTGATCTGGACAATATCCTGAAAGCACCGCTGGATGCGCTGACGCATGCCGGACTTCTCATAGACGACGAGCAGTTTGATGAAATCAATATTGTGCGCGGTCAGCTCGTTTCTGGTGGGCGGCTGGGCGTGAAGATTTACAAAATTGAAAGTGAGTGAGCATAAATATGATATACCCGGAAATTACAGGCAAAAGCGGTGAGCATTTACGCCTGAAAACGCTGGAAAGTGTCTGGATCCAGGGGAAACTGCGTATGTGGGGGCGTTGGTCGTATATTGGCGACGGTAAGACGGGAAATATGTTCAACCAATTACTGACCTCTAAAAAGCTGACAAAAACGGCAATTAACGAGGCGCTCCGGAGGATGAAAAAAGCGGGTCTGGACAAACCTGAACTTGAGGCTTTTTTGCGGGATATGATCAACGGCAATCAAAAAAGCTGGCTGGCACATTGTACCGATTCAGAGGCGTTAATAATCGACAGGGTTATTGGTGAAGTACTGGCAGGTTATCCCGGGCTGCTCAATGTTCTGAGTCAGCGTTATGTGGGGCGGGGGATGACTAAGCGCAAAATGGCTGAACTGCTGAATGATGCACATCCGGAATGGAGTTTAAGAACCTGTGAAAGACGCATTGAGCATTGGCTAAAGGTGGCAGAATTTATTTTGTACAAACCAATGGTTATGGCTTTTGGTATAGAGAAAAAAGTTATTGCTTTTTGACGTAAAAACTGCTTCAATTCCGGTAAGCTTCGCAAAGCTGTACCGCGAGGCGAATAGCAGACATGGACATTTGAAAGAGCCCGCTTTTTGCGGGTTTTTTTATGACTGAAAAACGGCACGGGGCGTTAAATGCGCTGGTGGTTGCGAATACCGGTCTTTCTGCTTACTGGCTTTTTGGACAAGAGTTATTGGTATGTCACGTTAACCAAAAGGGAAAAAAGACATGCTAAAACAGCAGGATATGACAGAAACCGCCAGAGTGGTGTTTAATGAATTAAGCGTTACCGACCCGGCGACAGTCGGGGAGATTGCGCAGAATACTTACCTTTCACGCGAACGCTGCCAGTTAATACTGACCCAGCTTGTTATGGCGGGTCTGGCAGACTATCAGTTCGGTTGTTACAGACGCCTTCCGCAGTGAAGGCTTTTTTATTTGTGGTAAATGGGCGGCTGGTGGGTGTTAGGGGCACCTACCAGCCATCTGCTCATGCGTTGGGTTCACAAGCAAACCTCAGGCCCACTGCTTTGCGCAAAAGCAGAATGAGCCTATCAGAGACAGGCTTAATGATCCATGCTTAATACTGTAAAAATATCCAGTTGTGAGTTAATCAACGCTGATTGCCTGGAATTTATCCAGACCTTACCGGAAAACTCTGTCGATCTGATAGTCACAGACCCGCCATACTTTAAAGTGAAGCCCGAGGGCTGGGATAACCAGTGGAAGGGCGACGATGATTACCTGAAGTGGCTGGACCAGTGTCTGGCGCAGTTCTGGCGGGTGCTGAAACCTGCCGGAAGTCTTTACCTGTTCTGTGGCCATCGCCTGGCATCTGACATTGAAATCATGATGCGTGAACGCTTCAATGTGCTGAACCATATTATCTGGGCGAAGCCGTCCGGACGCTGGAACGGGTGCAACAAGGAAAGCCTGCGGGCGTATTTTCCGGCCACAGAACGCATTCTGTTCGCGGAACATTATCAGGGGCCGTATCGTCCGAAAGATGATGGCGATGAGGCGAAGGGCAGGGCACTGAAACAGCATGTGATGGCCCCGCTGATTTCTTACTTTCGTGATGCGCGTGCTGCTCTTGGGATAACGGCAAAACAGATTGCAGATGCCACAGGAAAGAAAAACATGGTGTCGCACTGGTTCAGTGCCAGTCAGTGGCAGCTACCGAACGAAAGCGATTATCTGAAATTACAGTCGCTGTTTGCCCGGGTGGCAGAAGAGAAACATCAGCGGGGAGAACTGGAAAAGTCCCATTACCAACTGGTCAGCACATACAGTGAGCTGAACCGGCAGTACATGGAACTGCTGAGTGAATATAAAAATTTGCGGCGGTATTTCGGTGTGACGGTGCAGGTGCCGTACACCGATGTGTGGACGCATAAACCGGTGCAGTACTATCCAGGGAAACATCCGTGCGAAAAACCGGCAGAAATGCTGCGGCAGATAATCTGCGCGAGCAGTCGTCCGGGTGACCTGGTGGCGGATTTTTTCATGGGTTCTGGCTCAACCATAAAAGCAGCTATGGCGCTCGGGCGTCGTGCAACTGGTGTTGAACTGGAGGCAGAACGTTTTGCGCAGACCGTTAAGGAGATTAGTCACATCCTTACATGCTCAATTGATGACGGGAAGGATGGATAAAGATATGGTCAGTTCAGGCTGTGAAGCAAGTAGACAGATAAGGCTGCAATAAAAACTGACAATAGTAAAATAGCTTTTTCCCAGGTAGTCATGAATACGATCTCTTAAAGCGCCCGCTGATACCAGCGGGCAATACATACTGGCATTAATGTTAAGTTCAGGGATAATTCATCGTATTTTGTGGTACGACGCTATCAATATTAATAAACAGTATTTTTCATGTAAAATTTCTGTTTTTTTGATCTGATTCTCGTTTCCTGGGTTATGATGTTGTTGTGAACCATGCTGTTGAATGATAATGTTCGGGTATAAAATTGTTGCTGATATGTAGCGCAGTGAGCAGGTGGTATTTCTGTTGCTGAGTGTACGGATACAGTGCTTCCCTCCCTCAGCGGGGGGGCAGGTGTGCTGTGGTTTTAGAGACACCGGAAACGAGAATGATGCGGGTTTGCTGGTGCCGGGATAGAGTCGCCGGAGGTCATGACATAGAGCAAAAAAGGAATGTGCATGCAAATACACACCTCTTCGGAGAGCTCTTCTTTATATGGATGAGCCTCAAGGTCAATAGTTTATCTGTTATGTATTCATATGTTGTTACTTATATAATCCATACGGGCATATCATCAGTACACACATACTATTATGGCATTTTATTTTTGTTTTAACTGAATTCCCGGGGCACTCTTTTTGATTTCTGATAAGGAACCAGAATTTTCTGTTAAATGGTGTCACGTTGTAAATGGTTAATGGAAGCAGCTTATTATCCATAATCACACCTGAGTTAACAGGTGTGAGAATACTTCCGGGTGGCAGGAACACATCTGACTGATACCAGATTATCAACTTTATTTTACACCATACAGTTGAAAACGTTATTCCGCTTGATGGGCATATCACTGTGTCAATAACTATCCATTCCATCTTTTAACCTTCTCGGTACACATTGCTTTCGATTGTTTTGCTAAAAATCATAGTCAATAAATCAGTGTAACTCATTGAAAAAGATCGTCTTCTTTGTCTTCCTGGGGTTTTCTTTTCTAATTTTGTATCACTTTGGTTCAAGTTGTTTCATTTTTTTGTAATACAAATTAGCAGGATGAGCGGGAATATAAAAAAATCGGATGTTTTTGTAATGGATATTATTTTTTTGTAAAATAATGTATTTTTATTTAAATCTCTATCAGAAAAGAATTTATTGTTCCTTTATATGGTGGAAAAGGTCATGGTATTTAAACACTACGATGTGGTCAGGGCGGCGTCGCCGTCAGATCTTGCGGAAAAGCTGACACAAAAACTGAAGGAGGGGTGGCAGCCATTTGGCAGCCCGGTGGCCATCACGCCTTATACTCTGATGCAGGCCATTGCGGCGGAAG